CATGTTATGCATAGTTGATTTTTTAAATAAAAATACAGAATATAAAAATGGAAGAATAAATGCTTAAAATAAGAAGAATTAATGTAGAACCAACTGATGTATATGATATCACTGTTCCAGAAACAGAATGTTTTTTTGCCAATGATATATTAGTTCATAATTGCCAAGAAATTCTACTTCCAACCAAACCGTTCCAACGCATTGATGATCCTGACGGCAGAATCGCGCTTTGCACCTTGGGCAGCATCAATTGGGGAGCTTTTACCAATCCTCAACAAATGCGAAAAGCATGCAGAATACTAGTTCGCAGTCTCAGCAATTTGTTAAGCTATCAAGACTTTTTAAGTATTCAAAGTAAGCTAGCCAATCAAGAATTTGAGCCGCTTGGCGTGGGCGTAACTAATTTAGCATATTGGCATGCTCGCCGTAATCTCAAATACGGTGAGGAGTCAGCATTGGCTGAAGTTAAAAAGTGGATGGAACATCAAGCCTTTTATCTTACGGAAATGAGTGTCGAGTTAGCACGAGACCGCGGTGCATGTTCTAGAAGCGAATACACATATTATGGCAAGGGTATATTCCCTTGGGAAAGACGCAAGCAGTCTGTGGACGAGCTAACCAGCTTTGAACCAAATGCCAACTTGGATTGGGAAGGGTTGAGAGCTAACCTAAAAAAGTATGGTATTAGGAACGGCACACTGATGGCCATTGCCCCAGTTGAAAGTTCAAGCGTCGTCTTAAATAGTACCAACGGTATTGAAATGCCAATGGAACTGATTTCAGTTAAGGAAAGTAAAGCAGGTAGCTTTGTGCAGGTTGTTCCTGAATACAAGAGATTAAAGAATCGTTATCAATTGATGTGGAGTCAACTTGATTGTGTAGGTTATCTTAAAACGTCTGCGGTACTAGCTGCTTATGTTGATCAAAGCATTAGCACCAATACATTTTACAGTCCCAAACACTTTAAGGACGGCAAGGTTCCTGCTACACTTATAGCCAAGAATCTTATGTTGGCGTACCACTGGGGTTTAAAGACCATATACTACTCACTCATAGACAAAGTTGGTAGTAAGAATATATTATCCACGCAGACAACTAATCTTATCACTCCGTCCGTAACGGTCTACGAGGATGAAACAGATTGTCTAGCTTGTAAGTTATAGGAGAAGACAATGAGTAAATTTCAATATGATTTTAAGGTTCCAACAAATTATCTTAAGCGTAAAATGTTCCTGGATCCAGCAGGACCTGTAACTATACAGAGGTACGAAGAAGTAAAGTATAATAAATTACAAAGATATGAAGAACTTCAAAGAGGATTTTTTTGGGTGCCCGAGGAAATTAGTCTTACTAAAGATAAAATGGATCATAAGGATGCCAGCGACGCGGTCAAGCATATCTTCACCAGCAACTTATTGCGTCAAACTGCGTTAGATAGCATTCAAGGCAGGGCGCCTTTTCAAGTTTTTAGTCCAGTATGCTCTCTTCCTGAATTGGAGGCATTGCTGATGATTTGGTCAATGTTTGAATCAAACCTACACAGCAAAAGTTATAGTCACATCATTAGAAATGTTTATAATGTTCCTAAAGAGGAATTTAACAAAATTCACGAAACAAACGAAATTATTTCTATGGCAGCAAACGTAGGCAGATATTATAATGAACTGCATCAACTTAATTGCCGTAAAGAGCTAGGCGAAAATATTCCAATTAAGGAACACAAACGAGCTATCTGGATGGCCCTACATGCTAGTTATGCGCTGGAGGCACTGAGATTTATGGTAAGCTTTGCCACTAGTTTGGCCATGGTTGAAAATAAGATTTATATTGGTAATGGAAATATTATTAGTCTTATTCTTCAAGATGAGTTGCTTCACGCAGAGTGGACTGCTTGGCTTATCAATACGGTTGTTAAAGATGACAGTGACTTTGTTGTTATAGCTCAAGAATGTCAAAAAGAAGTTTACAATTTATATAATGAAGTTATAATTGAAGAGAAGCAATGGGCGGAATATCTTTTCAAAAAAGGTGTGGTCATTGGTTTGAACAGCGAAATATTAAAGAACTTTGTTGATTGGACCGCGTTTAACAGACTTAAGGAAATTGGTATAAAATATCAAAGCGAATATCCAAGATCAAACCCAATTCCTTGGTTTAATAAACATACAAATATTTCTAAAAAGCAGACAGCTTTGCAAGAAAGTGAAAGTACCAATTACGTTATAGGGGTTATGTCATCAGAAGTTAACTACGACGAATTGCCTAATTTATAAAATTCTGTTAAAATAAAAAGGAAGACACGATGAAGGTAGTAGTATGGAGCAAGGATGCGTGTGGCTATTGTGAGCAGGCCAAGCAATTGCTTAAAAATAAAGGAATTGAGTTTGAAGAAAGAAATATTACTCGCGGAACTTGGAGCAAGGATCAACTACTTGAAGCGGTTCCCAATGCTCGCACATTACCGCAAATTTTAATTGACGAAGAAGTTGTTGGAGGGTATACTGAACTCAGACAGAGGTTGTCAAGTTAATGACACAAAACATGGCACAACAACTTGAATTAGATTTTAGCATTGCAGCAAGTCCGCCGTTGACTTGCAGTATTGATAGTAATTTGGATACCGCTAATTGTGTATATATTGGATCTCCTAGCAACATCACTGCCAATAACAAATATTTTTCAACCAATCATCAAGTTAAAAATGATAATATTAATATAACCTGCGACGATATATTTTTTACTAAAAACGATCAGACAAAAAGTTTGTTTGAAATGATAAGTAAGATAGAAGAAAGGTTAAGTATTTTAGTTCCAGATCCTGCAAAACTTAAACAGTTTAAGGCTTTGAAACAAGCATACGAGAACTATAAAACACTAGAGGCAATTTGCTTTACCAACAATGAGTAGGTCTAATGACACCACAAGAGAAGCAAATCTTGGACATGACCCGAATGCTCAAACAGCACTCGGCACTTCTCAGTGTTGCCATTAAAAAAATTACAATTTTAGAAAAATCTGTTTCGTCTCTTGAACGAGATCTGGAAACAGTAAAACGTGACGTCAAAAAAATAAAATAAACAATTGGAGAAATTATGCTTATCAATACCAATAAAAGTACCTTTACGGCCGGTGATGTCGTAAGTCTAAAAATTTCAAACGGTGATGAAATTATTGCTCGTTTTGAATCAGAAACTGACAATTCAATTACAATTAAAAAACCACTGGCCATTGCTGCTGGACCACAAGGACTAGGTATGATGCCTTGGATCTTTCTTTCTAACTCAGAAGTGTTTACGCTAAACAAGAATCATGTTTATGTAATTTCCTTGGCCAAAAAAGAAGCAGCTAGCCAATACATGCAGGGAACTACTGGTATCACTATTCCCTAAAGGTTAAATAATAACATGCCATATGTACCCGGAACTATTACCCAAGGAAATAGCAGTCTTAAAGAAGTTAAAGACATTTACAAAAGTAGTAATGTTTTTGTAAATTTTGTCCCAGTTGCGTTATATAATAATGAAGAAGGATCAGAGGCTGCTGTTCTATCTCAAATTAACAGTCCTTTTTATAATATTGACCGTGCCACTATTGAGTTAGATGGCGAAGAAAATGAAGGACTTGTTTCAACACAGCAACAACGTTTGATTGCAGACAGAATTATTACACAAAACGAGTTAAATCTTGCTAGGTATGTAACTCCAAAGCGTAATGATTCCAATCCTGGAGTTAATAACTCTCCTCTATATTCAACTGGAACTGTGAATACCAGCACTGTTTCATTTTTAAGTAGCTATCCGTTAACAGCAAGCACCACATTAGGTGATATCACACAAAAACCCAATGTGTTGTTTGGTTATACCGTAACGGCAAGTTTAGGGCTATCAGTTGGGCAGATTGTTGAAAATCTTCAACTATTAACTCTTAATTGTATTGAACCTATAAAAGCTCAATATCCAAATATGTTTGTTACCAACAGTTTTAGAACCGCTAAAAATACAAGTACAACTAGTCAGCACCCGAGAGGTATGTCATGTGATATGCAATTTGGTAAAGTGTCCAAGTCAGAATATTACAATATTGCTATCTGGATCAGAGATTATATTTCCTATGATCAACTTCTTTTGGAATACAAAACAACAGGTAGTGGACTACCTTGGATACATATTAGTTACAATAAAGACGGAAATCGTAATCAGGTTTTAACCTTTATGAATGATAAAAAATACGCGATAGGTCTTGCAGACCTATCTGACATTCCTATCTGACATTTAAGTTAAGTACCAATATAATTACATAGTTGACATTAATAATTAAATATAGTAGAGTTTGAATATTAGGGGCATGATTCATTTATCGTGTCTCTGCAGTAATGAGATCATGTTTGTAAAGTTTATATTTTACAAACATGCTAGTAAAAACGAACAGGGACATAAAAATGAAAATTGATAAAACTGATTTAGCCTTTGGCTTTCTATTCACTTTTTTACTAGGATCTGGATTAGTTTACATTTCCGAGACTTCTTTACCTCAATATAAATTAACTCCTTCTGACATCAATAATAAAGATGCAAAACAAAATCTAAAATATTTTGACTTCAGTTCAAAAGAACAAAAGGAAATCAAAATCAAAAAAAACGACACTCTTTATAATATTTTTAATAGATTAGGGTTGGATTCTATTGAAAGTCAAAGTGCTGTTGATGCATTTGGTAAATTAATGAACACAAAACATATTGGCCCAGGTCACAACTTGATTGCGTATTTTGACAACGGCAGTCAAGGAGAAAAACTTATTGGAATAAGTTTTCAGCCAAACAAGGAAAAAAAATTTTTATTGTCAAGGATTTCTACAACAGACTGGGAAGGTCAAGAAATCAAAACCAACTTGATTAATAAAATTGATTATGCCAGCGGTTATGTTAACGAAACACTGTATGATTCAATTATTAGTCAAGGGGCCGATAATCAAGTTGTTCACAACTACGCTGATATTTTTGGTTATGATATTGACTTTCAACGTGAAATTCAAAAAGGCGATCAATTTGAAATTGTTTATGAAAAATTTGAAAACGATCAGAAAGAGTTTGTAAAAACAGGCAACATATTATATGCCAGTTTCCGTGGACATGAATTTAGTAAAATTTTGTATAGATTTCAATCATCAAACGACAGTGTTTCTGACTATTACGACGCCACTGGCAAAAGTGTTAAACGTTTTATTATGAAGACTCCTATTAATGGAGCGAGACTTAGCAGCAATTTTGGTATGAGATTCCATCCTATACTGGGTTATACCAAAGCTCACAACGGTACAGACTTTGCCGCGCCAGTTGGAACGCCAGTATATGCAGGCGGAGATGGAATTGTAATTCAATCCAACTTTACCAACGGATATGGAAATTACATTAAAATTCAACACAATACTGAATTTACAACCGCTTACGCGCATCTAAGTAGATTTGAAAATAATATTAGACCAGGTGCCAGAGTTCATCAAGGTCAGGTAATTGGATATGTTGGCATGACTGGAAGAACCACAGGCCCGCACCTTCATTACGAAGTATATCGCTACGAAAAGCCAATCAACGGATCCTTACTCAAAGCTTCTGGAGTCAAGTCTCTCAACGGGAAAGAGTTGAAAGATTTCCTCGTAGAACGAAATCGTATAGAATCATTAAGACACAAAGAAACAGAAATTAAAAATTATTCTGCGACTTATAAAATAAAGATGGCAAGTCAGTCGTTTTAAAATATTTTATATCAAATCTTGACATATAAATTTTTATAACATACAATAGAGACTTAAATAACAAGTTCACAGTTGTGATTTATATTTTGATTGGGCCGTAGGTCCAGTTTTATTGTTCGTAATGGATGCTTCTAGGAGATGCACAATGACTAATACGTCCTTTTAAAGGAAAACATAGGTTAAAATCCTATACAATAAAATGGATCAAAAATAAAAAAGCCTTAAAGAGTTAGATAATTTTATATGTACTTCCAGCAAGTGTCTGACAAAATCAACATTTTTTATAAATATGTTAACGGAAATTAAGTCATGATAAACAAAGAAAAAGTTGAAAAATCTCTAACCAACAAGAAACGTGAAAAAATTAAAGAATTTAATGAAAAATGCAGGAAGCGGCAGCTTAACGAATCTTACGATAAGAGTGTCGTATATGAAAATGTTATTGTGTTTTATAAAGGTTGTTTTCTTGACATTCCAAAAAAATATGCAAAAGTTATACCATGAGATTATTTGAGATATTTCAACCCCCATCTGAAATATATTTTTCAAACACCTTTAAAACACAGTTTGATGATGCAACTAAAAGTAGACCTATATTACTCAATAAATTAAAATATTTTTTAACTGCCAAATTAGGTAACATAGTTCTTGAAGACGATAAACCTTTTACTGGAAACCAAGATTTAAAAAAAGATAGATATCGAAAATGGCCTCTTGAAACAGGTAAACTCATTATTATATATAAGGTTGATGAATTAAAACTTAAATTATATATGATTGTTACTCATAGAGAGTATGACACTGCTAAAGCAGCTACACTGTTATTCACCAAATTGGAAAAATTTTCTGATGAGGATTTTACACTTTTTGACTTTGAAACATTTTTTAATAAAGAAGAAAATGAGGAAGAAGACAAAAGCCTACAAGAAACTCTTAGAGAATTTTTAGACAACGCAGTCTATCAGCTTATAAGTACTGATAGTTTTGATGTATTGAAACCTGCTATAGAAAATAATGATTGGGATTTTCTAATTGAATGGTTCAATCTTGAATTAAATGATATAAACAATGAAAAAATTAAAAATGTCACATTAAATGACATTTTCCTCGCATACGGTGGCAGTGACGAACTTAAACAATTTATTATTGACTCTATTAAACAGTATGGAAAAATTGAAGAATACAATAAACAAAATTATTAATAGTTGCGAAAATAGTAATGTCCAAAAAAACTAACTACATTTCAATTCCTGTTAAAAGTAAAGAATTGCCCAAACTTACTAAAAAAGAATATACCGAAGCTTTAATCCAAATTAAAAATTGGATTCTAGGCGTGAATAACATGAAGGCTCGTGCATACATAATCTTACTGGATCAAGTAGAAGCTTATGAAATGGCCGTATTTGGAAAATTAAAAAAGAAATAGTTTTTACTTAAATATATCAAGACAAATATTTTGGAGACAATGATGAATTTGTTTAATTTCTTTAATCCATTTTTATGGATACAAGAATGGGCCAGCTATTGGATGCCACCGTTTGATAAACAAGATAATAAAAATCAGGATGACGACACCAACCGGGAGGAAGACAACGAAATTAACGAGGACAATGACTTGTTGGTGGCAGAATGAAAAAGGTTTGGATCTTACACAGTGACGACGATGCTGCTTCTAAAGACTTTGAAACTAAAAAACTTTTGGAAGCCTTCAAAAAAGAAAAAATAAATGCTCGTGTTTTCAAACCCAAATTTTTTGATATAATTACCAGCAGAAAAAAACTAGATAGTCTTAGATATGACGGTGAAATAGTTAACTTGCCTGACGCAGTTTTGGTCAGAACTGGAGCAGGTACAAATTATTTTGCATTGGCTTTAATGAGAGAACTTGAATCTTTATACATTCCAGTAATTAACAGCAGTCAAGGTGTCATTAACTCTAAAGACAAAATGATCAGTAGCCAAGTGTTGGCTAAAGCAAAAATTCCTACTCCAAGAACAATGCTAGTTTCTTTTCCAATTAATATTGATACCGTTGAACAAGAAATTGGGTTTCCGTGCGTGGTAAAACTTGTAACAGGCAGTCTTGGAAAAGGTGTTTATCTATGTCAGGATAGAGAATTCTTTAAGGATTTAATGGAGCTGATTGATAATCTTAAATCTAAAAAAAGTTTAATTATACAAGAATTTGTCGCAACTGAAGAAATTTTTGATTTAAGAGTCTGGGTTATTGGTGGTGAGGCCAAAGTGGCAATGAAAAGAACTCCACCTAAAGGAGACTTTAGAGCTAATATTAGCCGTGGAGGGCACGGCTATCCTTTTGAAATAACTAAAGACATTAAAGATATTTGTGAAAAAACAGCGAAGGAATTTGATCTTGAAATTTCTGGTATTGACTTACTGTTTGATGGAAAAAATTATAAAGTATGTGAGGCAAATTCAAGTCCAGGGTTTGAAGGTATAGATAAGTTCTGTAAAACTAATATGTCAGCGGAAATAGTTCAGTATATTAGACAAAAAATCAACTAATAATATTTAGATCAAAAAAAATTATTTTGACTTGAGCTTGACTTTTTTTCAAAACCATACTATTTTGATTTATAGTAAAAGAAATAGACATGCCCGCTGTATATCTTTATGCCGACCCGCACTTTGGACATCAAGGTGTTTGTAAGTTCCTTCGCGAAGATGGAACTAAACTGCGTCCTTTTGACAATGCAGAAGAAATGGATGTTGAACTGATCAAACGGTTTAACGAAACAGTTAGGCCAAATGACAAGGTCTACTTCCTTGGCGACGTGGCCATGCGAGTTAAAGAGCTGCATCGCGTTATGCCTCAACTCAATGGCGACAAGG